TTTCCTTACGAGAAGGCACAAGCGGAAAACAACCGCCACAACAGCTGGCACAGAACGAATACACTGTATTTGCATAGGATATAAAATGGGATTTTTAAAACCACCAAAAATAGTAATGCCGCCAGTACCAGAGGTAAAACCTTTACCAGATATGCCTGAAATGAAAACGGAAGCTGGCGATGAAGAAAGTAAAAAAATCAAAAAAATGAAAGGCAGATCGTCAACTATCATGACAAGCGTGTTAGGTGACACGAGTGAACCAGAGCTCAACAAACCAAGTTTATTAGGAGATAAAATATAATGGGTGCAACAGTAATGAAAGCGATACCTGGTAATCAAGGTGAAAGCACAGATGATAGATCAGGAATGAATTTAGCTAAAAATTTAGCAAAAGCAAATATACAACCAGCTTCAACACAAATAATGGATGAAGGTAAAGAAAGCAAAAAGAAAAAGAAAAAAAAGAATGAAACTATTTTAACATCTACTGCTGGCGTAACAGATGAAGCAGAAATTTCTAATAGAAGTTTGATGAGTGGTGGTAGTTACTAATGGGTGGAAGCACAACCAAAAGAAGTAGTAGCGGTGGAGGTGGCGGAGGTAGTAGCTCTAGCAATAACAATAATAATAATTCTAGTACAAACGCTGCAAAAGAAGCTGCAAAGAAAGCAGTAGAGAAAGAAACTGCTGCTGGTAATAAAATGTATGGTGGTGCTGTTTCCAAAGCAGTTGATGATAGTTTAGTTAAATCTAACAATGTTAAAGTTGGTAGTTACTTCAAAAAAGTTGGTGGTGATTTTATTCGTATAGGAGCAAAAGAAGGTGAAAGATTATATGCTGCTGGAGATCCTAGTATCAGTAGATCTGTCATAGGAAACAAAGAAAGTTTAGCAATGAAGTATGGTGTGAGTGGCAGTGCAATGGGATCTGGAGATCCAACTGGTGCTATGACATCAACACCTATCTCAGAAGAAATGTTACGAAGACAAAATTTAATTAAAGGAGTTGCAACAGCTGGTATGTCTTTTGCAATGCCAGGAGTAGGTTCAACATTACTGAGAACAGAAGCTGCCAAATCATTTACAGATTATGGTCAACCAGGTGAAGCATACGAAGATTACATGGAAGGCTTTGAAGCAAGACAACAAGGTAAAAAATTTAAAAGTAAAAGATCAGTACAATCTTTTGCTGGTAAGGCAATAGATAAAATCAAATCAAGTATTTTAGGTACAGAAGGAGAAAAACTAGGTGACTGATGTAAAAGAATTAATAAAAAGATTTTCACAATTAAAATCACAAAGAGGTACTTGGGATAGTCACTGGCAAGAAATAGCTGATTACGTTTTACCTCGTAGAGCTGATGTAACAGTCAAAAGAGCTAAAGGTGATAAAAGAACAGAAAAAATTTATGATAGTACAGCAATCAATGCAGCTGAACTATTAGCTTCATCTTTACATGGTATGCTAACAAATGCTGCATCTCCTTGGTTCTCTATGTCTTACAAAGACAGACAACTAAATTTAGATGATGCAAGTATGGAATGGCTAGAAGAATGTACAAATCAAATGTACATTGTTTTAAGTAGATCTAATTTTCAACAAGAGATACACGAACTATACCAGGATCTAATTACTTTTGGTACAGCTGGTATGATTATTGAAAAAGATGAGGGTGCTGGTTTACGTTTTTCAACAAGACATATTTCTGAAATATACATCCAGGAAAATGAGTTTGGTCGAGTAGATACGGTCTATCGTAAATTTAAAATGTCAGCACGATCAGCTGTCAATATGTTTGGTGAAGAATATGAAAAGATTGCAAAACTAAATCAAAACAATCCATACGAAGAAATTGAATTATTACATATAGTTTTACCAAGAGATATTTATGATCCAAGAAAACAAGATGCATTGAATAAACCTTTTGCATCTATTTACTGTGATCCAGAATCAAATTTTCTTTTAGGTGAAGGTGGTTATGATGAGTTCCCATACGTTGTACCAAGATTTTTAAAATCATCAGTAGAGATGTATGGAAGATCACCAGCAATGGTTGCACTGGCAGATATTAAAATGATTAATAAAATGTCAGAAACAATTATTAAAGCTGCACAAAAAACTATAGATCCCCCTCTCCTAGTTCCTGATGATGGTTTTATTTTACCAATACGAACTGTACCTGGTGGATTAAATTTTTATCGTTCAGGATCAAGAGATAGAATAGAACCACTAAACACAAATGCAAACATTGGATTAGGTGTCCAATACGAAGAACAACGTAGAGATGCAATTCGTAAAGCATTTTATGTCGATCAGTTATTATTAGCTCAACGAGTAAACATGACTGCAACAGAAGTTTTACAACGTAACGAAGAAAAGATGCGAATGCTTGCACCAGTCTTAGGAAGGCTCCAGGGTGAAATGTTACAACCTCTTATAACAAGATGTTTTAATATTATGTTAAGACTTAATATGTTTCCCCCAGCACCTGAACAGTTACAAGGTAGAGAGATAGATATTGAATATACTTCTCCTTTAGCAAGATCACAAAGAAGTGGTGACATAGCTGCATCTATGAGAATGTTAGAAATGTTATCACCATTATCACAGCTAGCACCAGTGTTTGATTACATTGATGTAGATAAATTTGTAAAACACACACAAGAAGTTTTAGGTGTGCCAGCAAAAATTATGCGTAGTGATCAAGAAGTATTACAACTTCGTCAAGAAAGACAAGCACAGCAACAAGCAATGGCTCAACAACAAGCACAATTAGAACAAGCTGAAGCTGCTGGTAAAGCTGCACCTATGGTCAAGGCATTAAAAGAATAATGGAAATACCAAAGGAGATAAAACAGTTAATGGAGTTTTACCAAATCACTTTTGAAAGTGACAATGGTAAAAAAGTATTAGAGGATTTGGAGAATAGATTTCATATTCATTCTTCAACTATAGATGACAATAACAATAATATTGCTTACCGAGAAGGTCAGCGAAGTGTCATTTTATTTATTAAAAAAATATTAAAAGGAGCAACACATGGCAGAAGAAAACCAGGTAGCTGAGCAACAAGTTCAGTCTGAGCCTGTCGAACAAACTACAGTAAATTGGAGAGATAGTCTTCCAGAAGATTTAAAAGAAGATCCATCACTCAAAACAATTCAGGATGTTCCTGGATTAGCAAAGAGTTACATTCACTCACAAAAAATGATTGGTAAAGATAAAATTGTTTTACCAAATGAACACGCAACTAAAGAAGATTGGGATGATGTGTTTAATAAACTAGGTAGACCAGCATCTGCTGAAGAATATAAAATTGAAGGTGAAGCATCAGAGTTAATAAATAATTTTAAACCAGTTGCACATACACTTGGATTAAATAATACTCAGGTGCAAGAGCTTGTAAATTTTTATAATCAAGCACAAGAACAAGCTGGTAATGATCTTTTAATAGATGCAGAAGCACATAGAGCAGAAGCAGAAGCAAGTTTACGAAAAGAGTTTGGTAGAGCTTTTCAAAACAAAGTTGGTTCAGCAATGCGATTAGCTCAAACAGTTTTTACAAAAGAACAATTAGATAATACAAAATTAGCTGATGGTTCTACACTTGGTAACAATGTTGATCTAATAAAAGGTTTTGCAAAACTTGCAGATCAATTAGGCGAAGATAGAGCATTACCTAATCCGCAAGCAAACATTATGACACCAGATGCTGCAAGAGAAAAAATTGCAACATACATGGAACCTGGTTCACCGTATTGGAACAGATCACATCCTAATCATCAAAAAGCTATTGATGATGTTTTAAATCTTCGTGAGATTGCAAATGACACAGAAGAATGATAATTTATTTACAACGGAAGAACTTCGTTTAGAATGTGTAAGAATAATTTTTGATACTGGTTCAGAAAATCAAAAAAATGATTGGGTTTCCCACGCAGAAGATATTTTTGGGTGGGTTACGAAGGTAGCCGAAAAACGGTCTTCAAAGACAGCTAGAAAGAAAGCAGACCAAAAGTCTTAAAATCCAAGACAAGTCCGCAAGGGTAGCTTGACTGATTGGTATAATTTTTAAAAACTTAATAAGGAGAACATAATGAGTTCACAAATTACAACAGCATTTGTCGAACAGTATAGTAACAACGTCACTATGTTATCTCAACAAAAAGGATCACTCCTTAGAGATAAAGTTGACAGTGAAACTGTACAAGGCAAAAATGCTTTCTTTGAACAAATTGGTTCTGTCGCAGCGGTAAAGAGAACATCCCGCCACGGTGATACCCCACAACTAGATACACCTCACGCAAGACGTAGAGTATCTCTAGTTGATTATGAATATGCTGATCTTATTGATGACCAGGATAAAATTAGAACACTAATTGATCCAACATCATCATACGCACAAGCAGCAGCTTTTGCAATGGGGCGTGCTATGGATGATGAAATCATCGCAGCAGCGACTGGAACTGCGTTCACTGGTGTTTCAGGAGGTACTTCTACTTCCCTTCCAGGTGGACAAGCAATTACAGAAAGTGGTACTGACGGATTAACTATTGCAAAATTGAGAGAAGCAAAAAGAACTTTCGATCTTGCTTCAGTAGATCCATCTATCAAAAGATACATGGTTGTATCGCCACGACAAATTGATGACCTATTAGGAACAACATCTGTAACAAGTGCTGACTTTAATACAGTTAGAGCTTTGGTAACTGGTGAAGTCAATACCTTTATGGGATTTGAGTTTATCGTATCAAACAGATTGTCAATAGCATCTTCTAAAAGACTATGTTTCGCTTACGCAGCTGACGGTATTAAACTAGCAGTTGGTAAAGACGTTATGTCAAGAATTGATGAGAGAAGTGACAAAGGGTATTCAACCCAAGTTTACTACTGTGCATCATTCGGTGCAACTAGAATGGAAGAAGAAAAAGTTGTTTCTATCCAGGCACACGAAGCGTAGGAGGTAAATTATGGCAAGTGTAAAAGGTGCTAATATCACCAATATGGATGCTACTCCTATCGTAAAAGTAGACAGCGAAAATGCTGGTGGAAAAATGCGTGTCTTTCATGACACATTCGAAGCATCTTCCCTAGCATCAGGATCTGACATTACAATCGCAAGAATACCAAAAGATGCAACTATCCATGATGTCGTACTAAAGTGCGATGCTCTTGGATCGTCTGTAACTTTGAAAGTTGGTGACAGTGCTGATGATGACAGATTTATCGGTGTTACTGGAACATGGAATGTAGCTGGTCAATCTCAGTCAATGCAAGCTGGATCATCAACTGGTGCTCCTATTGCAGCTGTAACTGGGTTAGGTCATAGAACAACAGCAGAAACAGATATACTAATTACAACTGGCGGTGCGTCAGCAACTGGTACTATCTTCTGTTGGGTGTACTATACAACTGAGTAAATAAGGAGAGAAGATGGCATCAGTAGTCGATATATGTAATTCAGCTCTTAATGCGTTAGGAGCTTCTACAATTATTAGCCTTACGGAAAATTCGAAGAATGCACGTTTGTGTAATCAACGGTATGAACCTGTAAGAGATGCCGTCTTCCGTTCACATCCCTGGAACTGTTTGCAGAAAAGAGTTGAACTGGCTAAGGATACAACTGCACCAGTTTTTGAATTTTCAAATGCATACACATTACCAGCGGATAGTTTAAGAATATTAAAATCAGAAAATTCTAATTTATCGAATAATGAAAAATTTAGAATTGAAGGAAAAAAATTATTAACAAACGAAGACACAATTAAAATATTGTATGTGGCTAAAATTACAGACACAACACAATATGATACATCACTAATAGAAACACTCTCTGCAAAATTAGCTGCGGAGTTGTGCTATCCAATAACACAATCATCTACATTAATGGATCGTATGTTTGCTTTATATGAAAGTAAATTAAAAGACGCTAGATTTAATGATGCAACTGAAGGCACAGCTGATAATGATGTGCGTATCCAGGCAGATGATTTTATTAATGCGAGGTTATAATGAAAAAAAAATTAACAAAAAAACAAATGAAGATTGCTCGTATGGCTGGCAATAAAAATAAAATAGATGCAGCTGATTTTAAAAAATTAAAACAAAAGAAAAAAAAGAAAAGATAAATGCCACGAAGCACTTTTGCTTATACCAACTTTACAGCTGGTGAGTTATCACCCAGGTTGGATGGTAGAACAGATCTACAAAAATATTTCCAAGGTTGTAAAACTTTGCAAAACATGGTGATACATCCTCATGGTGGAGCAACAAGAAGACCTGGTACAAAATTTATTGCTGAAACAAAAAGTAGTGGTGAAGCAAGATTAATACCTTTTGAGTTTTCTACTACCCAAACGTATGTTTTAGAATTTGGTAATACGTACATGCGAGTGTATAAAGATGGTGGTCAAGTTTTAAACAGTGGTACTGTTGTAGAAATATCTACACCCTACTCTGCTGCTGAAGCGAATGAATTAAAATTTACACAATCAGCGGATGTGCTGTTCATTGTTCACCCTTCGCATCAACCACGAAAGTTATCAAGAACTTCACACACAAGTTGGACATTAAGTTTATATGCACCAACTGCTAATCCATTTAGTAGTTCAAATAATTTTCCAAGTTGCGTAACTTTCTTTGAGGAAAGATTAGTTTTTGCTGGTACAAACAATGATCCACAAAAATTATTTTTTTCTAAAGCTGGTGATTTTGAAGATATGACTACTGGCACGAATGCTGGTGATGGTATGAGTTTTACTATTGGCTCTGACCAGGTAAATGCAATTAAATATTTAAAAGGATTAAGAACACTGCTTATTGGTACGGTAGGTGGTGAGTTTGTGGCAACAGCTTCTACTTCAGCTGAACCTATTACCCCAACAAACATACAAATAAAAAGACAGGCTGGGTATGGTACTTCTGATGTTGATGCATTGCTTGCTGGAAACAGAATATTATTCGTACAACGAGCTGGCAAAAAAGTAAGAGAACTTGTTTTTGATTTTGATAGTGATGGTTACATTGCTCCTGATCTAACATTGTTAGCTGAACATATAGCTGGTTCAGGAGTTGGAACTGGTTTTACTAACTGGACATATCAACAAGAACCAGACAGTATTGTTTGGGTTGTAAGATCGGATGGTGTTCTTACAGGTATGACATATCAACGAGGAGAAAATGTTGTTGCCTGGCATCGACATATTCTTGGTGGTGCATTTAGTTCTGGTAGTGCTGTTGTTGAAAGTGTGGCAGCAATAAGTAATTCTTTAGCAAGTTCAAAAGGTGAAGATAGTTTGTACATGATTGTTAAAAGAACAATCAATGGCGGTACAAAAAGATATGTAGAAGTTATGCAGCCATTTGACTTTGCTGATAATATTGAAGATGCCTGGTTCTTAGATAGTGCATTACAATATTCTGGAAGTGCAACTACTTCTCTTTCTGGATTAGATCATCTTGAAGGTCAAACAGTTTCTATTTTAGCAAATGGATCTACACATCCTGATAAGGTTGTATCAAGTGGTGCAATAACATTAGATAGATCCGTAACAAAAGCTACGGTTGGATTAAAATATACATCTGCTTTACAAACAATGCGTATTGAAAGCGGATCAGCTGATGGATCAGCACAAGGTAAAGTAAAAAGAATACAAGAAATAACTGCAAGATTTTTTCAAACAGTTGGTGCGGAAATAGGATCAAGTTCTACAAGTACAGATCTTATACCTTTTCGTGATAGTTCAATGGCAATGGATACTGCGGTTGAATTATTTACTGGTGACAAACAAATAGAATTTAATGCAGATTATGAAACTGATGGTTTTATTTATATTCAACAGCAACAACCATTACCAATGACTATAACTGCAATGTATCCGCAACTAAACACTTACGATGGTTAATGGAAGTTAGACCATTTTTAAAAGAACATGGATACGTTGTTTTTAGTGAAATAAATAATCAGTTGATCGGTCATCAAACAGATCTATCATTTATTGATAGTTTGGAAGTTGGAGATTGTTTTACAGCTGTCATGGATAATAGACCGATTATTTGTGGCGGTGTTATAGAAATGTGGAAAGGATGTTATGATGGTTGGGTAATCACTACTCACCATGCAAATAAATATCCGTTTCAAATAGCAAAGCTCATAAAAAAATATGTTGATGATTTAATAATAAAACATGAGATGCATCGACTACAAACAGCAGTGCTAAAAGGATATACGCAAGGTTATAGATTTGCAGAATTTTTAGGAATGAAACAAGAAGGTATTATGGAAAAGTATGATTACATGCAGCAAGATTACATAAGATATGCGAGAATAATATGTCAGCAGTAGCAGTAGGAGCACAAGTAGCTGGAACATTATTAGGTTCTTATGGAATGTATCAGTCATCAAAAATGACTGGTAAAACTGGAGAGTACAATCAAAAGGTTTACAACTATAATGCGGATTTAAAAGATCAAGATGCAGAACTTATATTAAAACAAGCAAAGTTTGATATTCAAGAATTTACAAAAGACTTTAACAAGTTTCAAAGTTTTTCCAAAGTAGCTTATTTAAAATCAGGTGTGGTTATTGATGATGGTACACCATTAGAAGTATTAAAAAATAATGCGAATGAAGCACAACTGGAAATAGATAAAATTAATTTTAATGCAGCACTTGGTGAAAGAAACGCAAAGAATCAAGCAATGAATTTACGAATGCAAGGAGAAATGGCAATGCAGATGGCACGAATGACTAGTTACACGCAACGTATGCAAGCATACTCTAGTTTACTTTCTGGTGGTGCTAAATAATACGCAACATACGATAAATATTATGGAAGCAGTGGCACAGGAGTAACACAGTAATGGTTAAGATACCTGATATAGATAATTTAACAAGAACAAGGTTAGCTGCTACGCCAAATGCACCAGCTAACTTAACTGTTAGTCCAACTGCTTTTTCTGGATCAATGCAAACTTTAGCAGCAAACACTATCAAAACTGGTGATGCAATAGCTGCATATGCAACAGCAATACAAGACAAAAAAAATAAATCATTATCAAATGAAGTTCTCATTGAATCAAAAAAACAACTGAATAGTTATGAAAACGAATTGTATCGTGGAGCAGAAAATGATGATGGAACTTTTACAGCTTATGAACCATCGCAATATGAAAGTTTATTAGAAACAAAAAAAAATGAAATAATACAAAATGTTATTAAGAGTGATAGCAGAATTACCAGTGGTGTACTGCGTGATAGTATCGTTGCAAATTTTAATTTAGAATACTTATCTAATCAAAGACGAGTTTTAAAAGAAGCTAATTCTAGAATACAAAAATCTTTCGTCATGGAAAGCATGAACTTAATTGATGTGTATTCACAAGATCTTGGTGAGCTATCATCTAATACAAATTTATCTGGAGATGATTTAATTGCAGAAATAGCACTAATAGAAAATAAAGTAAATTTAGCCATAGAAGGTATGAGTGATACTGTTGCTGCAACAACACTGATAAAAACAAAAGAAGATTTTTACAAAAATGCAGCTAATGCTATGTGGCAAAGAAGAACGCATGATATGCCAATACATCAGCTTATAACTTTAGTTGATAATATTAATCAATACGGAATAAAAGATGCTGCATCAGAATTAGCAATTATTTCACCAGTAGAAGCATATACATTTAGCAAACTAGGTTTATCTAATCCTGAAGCTATACAACAAATATTTGATGCAAGTATTGATGCAAAAATGTCATCTATCGACAACATAGATAAGTTAAATAAAAAAAACGAAAGAATTATTAAGAAAGAACAAAATAAACTTATTAGAGGTATTTTACTTACACCTAGAGATGATGATAATTTTGATGACCTTGCTGGAGCCTATTTAGAAAAGTTAGAAAAATTAGATCCAGGTGTTGTTGATGCAGCTACCATTTTAAAAATGAGATCGTATGTAAATGGTGAAACAGTTTTTGCCGATACAACAGTACAAAGTGTTTACAATAATTTGTTGCATAAAATAACTATAGGTCAATCTACTTTTGCTGAAGTCATGGATGCTACTGGAGATCTAACACAAGAAGATTTTAAATATCTAATGAGCAGACAAACAAGTATATTAGATAAAACAGAAAGAAGATTACAAGGTTTAATACTGGGTGATTTTGGATATGCAGAGCAACAAGTAACTGATACCGATGATGAACTTCTAAATATTATAGCTGGTGTATCAGCTCAAACGCAAAATGAATATAATGAATGGTTACTTAATAATAGAGATGTAGCTGGTTCACTTGAAGATAGAAACAAAGTTGCAGAGTTAAGAGCTAAAGCTAAATCAGATATTAAAAATGCAATTATACTAGATCTAAATCTTGCTATGCAATCTACAGGAATAGATACATCAAATATAGATTTTAATGATTTACCAAATTTATTAAATGAAATTAATAAAAAAGCAGCTGAATTACAACAAGGTGAAACATCTATTACTTTAGATAATGGAACAATAATCCCAAAAAAATCAATCGAAGGATTGAAATCTTTTATTGCTGAAAAAAGTAAATTTATAAAAAAATTAGAAGGTACTAAATGAACGAATTAGATAGAAATGTAAAAATGTCAAACTTGATGGGTAATGCCATGTACACTGATTTTGTATCTAAACAACCACTCGATCAACACAAAGAATTAGCTTTATATTTTGATTGGGATACTGGCATGAAACATACAATCGCAACAGATGAGAATGATGTTGTAACACTTGTACGAAGTGAACCAGATGAAACAATCAATGAAGTAAAAAACAAAGTTACTAACGGTGAAGAATTAGAACCAGGTTTTTTAGAAAAGATGGGTAACATGGTTAAAGGTGTTGCGAAGTGGTCAATGAGTTCAACAAAAAAAGATTGGTACACTGCTATTTCTAAAGCTGGTTTTGCATTCAGTGATACCCTGGAACAAGGAAGTAATTTAATTACTGGTGGCAACATCAAAACTATTTTTGAAGATCAACCAAGAATATTTAGAATGATAAATCCTGATACTGGTTCTGACATTACACTCAAAGTTTCCAATAGAGATATAAACAATAATTTTACTGATATGATGCCTGAGTTTCAACCAGGTGCAAAGTATCATCCTTTTGATCAAGATGGTAAATTAAAAGAAGGTTGGCAAGAAATATCAACAAGTATTTTTGAAAGTGACAAAATGCAATATGAAACAGAAGCATTTACACCAGCTGCACTAACAGAATATTTAATTCAATATGGTGCTCCTGGCATGGGTATTTATCAATACCTTGGTAAAGTAGATAAGTTACGCAAAATGCCTTTTACAAGAATAATTTTAGCAGAGCTTGGTGTAGAGTTTTTAGGTGCAACACAAAAAAAAGATGACATTAATTTAGCAAACTTATTACAAAACTTTGGTGTGTTTGAAAATCCAGATACTGTTGCAAACTTTATGCGTGAAGCTATTGCAGCTGATATGGATGATACAGTCTTTGAAAGAAAAGTAAAAAACATGGTTGGTAATGCACCTTTTGGAGTTGCTATAGGTAGCACTGTTGAAGGTGTACGAATAGCATCACAAATTTATAAAACCATGAAAAAATTAAAATATAACAAAGAAGGTAGAGAAATACTTGCCGATATAAATGGTTATAGTATTTCTAAAAATCCTGACACTAATGGGGATTTTTCTGTCAGTGATAAGAACGGTGTAGTCTTAGCATCATTTAAAACACAAGAAGAAGCGGATCAGTTTGCTGCTACTTCCCCAGGCAACTTAGAAGCTAAATCACTTTCGGCAGCTGCTACTCCTGAAGACCAAAAAAAAAATTTTAAAACAACCCTACCCTTCTACTCGAATGTAGTAAACGCCATAAGAGATATTGATATTCCTGAGGGTGGAATGGATGTATTACAATTTTATAACACTGTAAAAAATAAGCCTGGCATCAAACAAAGTGAATTAGATGACATGGGTTTTGAAGAATTTTTTATGGATGATAAGCCAGCTATTGTTACACAAGAAAGAGTAAACGAATTTTTAGAAACAAAAGATCTTAGTAAAAATGTAAATACAACTGTGTTGGGTGAAGCAGATAATCCAAATACAAATGTAATTAAAAAAGATACAAATGCTATAGATGTAAGTTTGACAGATGTAGAAGATTATGATGATGCTACACTAATAGTTATGAATAATGAAAGATTATATAATGAATTTGAAGAATTTAAAAATAACAAAGGATATAGTGAAGAATTTGAAGATGATGCTATGGAAGATTTTTTATCAACTAGAGGTATAAAAAAAGAAACATCTACACTTCCAACAAAATTTGATGAGTATGTTTTACCTGGTGGAGAAGATTACAGAGAAATGCTACTTACAACTAAAGGTACGCAAATATTTACCAAAGATCATTTTAGAAGAACTGGTGCAAATGTACCTGAAGGTGAAAATATTTTGGCTCATATTCGTTTTAATACAAGAACAATAGACGGTAAAAAAGTTTTATTTATAGAAGAAATACAATCAGATCTACACCAGGCTGGTAGAAGTCAAGGTTATAATGATAAACAAGCAAATGAAGCGTTTGAAAACTACAGTCAGTTTCTTGCAAAAAAATATAATTTAAATCCAAATCACAATCTTGCAATGTATGAGGATATAAAAAATATGACCAAAGCAGAAGTAGATAATTATAATAAATTACAAGCAAAAGTTAATTTTAAAGGTATTCCAGATGCACCATTTAAAAAGAACTGGCATGAGCTTTCCATGAAAAGAATTATTAAGTATGCAATAGACAATGGATTTGAAGGTATATCGTTTACACCAGCAAGTGTTCAAGCTGCAAGATACCCTGGTACTGGAACAGACTTTACAGTTTTTTATAATCAAGTATTACCTAAATTTGTAAATAAATTTAGTAAGAAGTATAATGCTAAATTAGTAAATACAAATTTATCACAATCTGGATTAAAATTTAATAAAAATTCAGCTCCTTTTAATTATGAAAATACAGTTTTAAGAGATGCAAAAAATCTTGAAGATGCTTTTGATTTAATAGATCGTAATGATTATCTTTTAAGTGAATTTGCACTTTTTGTAAGAGATGAAACTACTGAGTTTGCAAATAAAGAAGAAGCGATGAAATTTATAGATAATGCACCTGAATCAGAATTGGTTCCTTACAAAGAAAGTTTTTTAATGAATGATTATGGCTTAGATTTAACTGGAGATTTAGATAATCAAGTACCATTCTTAGAATTTACACCAGAGATGATAAATACTATTAAGTCTGAAGGTGTACCAGTGGCAGCATTAGAAGATAGAGAAACTTCGGCAACAAGAACGGTATAAAAAAAACACTACACAAACTACAAAACTTATTATAAGAAAGGATATGATGGCACTCCTTCGTGAGTGCTTTTTTCATTTAAAGATATGGCGTTTCCAAAAGATCCAATGGATCAACAAAATTCGTTATTAGATGCAGTAAAAAAAAATACCACATTAGGTGTAACAGATATTGCAGATAGTACACCGACTATAGATGAACCTGAAAACAGCTTACCAAATGAAGTTGAGGTTGCCTTTGGTGGAGCTTTTGCAAAAATAAAACCAAAGCCAAAGCCTAAAGTTGAAACGGTAACGGATGCAAGTAAAGTAGAGCCTAGCTTTGAAGGTATATCTAAAGTAGAACAAGGCATATATACCAAAGATGTAGATCTTGATGATATGTCACTTCTAAAAAAATATGATGAAGCGACTACTGATGATACTGGATATATAAATTTTTCATACATTGAAAACGATGATGGAATAAAACAAGTTTTAAATGCTACTGCTGATTTATTAAAAAAAAATAAATCCGTATCTTTTGATGAAACAGTAAATTCTGCACAAGGGTATGACTGGTTAAAAACAATAAACAATAAAAATTTGTTTGATGCCAACGTACCTCTTAGTACACAGATTACAGCTGCTAGATTTGTTTTAACAGACAGTGCAAACCAACTTAACTTGCTTGCACAAAAAATTGTTAAAAATAAAAATAGCGGTATAATTGATGAAAATCTTCTTATAGAATTTAGGAGAGCTTCAGCATTACATTCGGCAATACAGTTTCGATTTAAAGGTATGCAATCAGAAGTTGCAAGAACTTTAAATGCTTTTAAGATCCCAATAGAAACACCAGGATCTTTAAATACTTATACAAACGTACACAGTTACGCAACAGAACTACTAAGTGATTTTGGTGGTGCAGAAACCACTGTAAAGATGGCAGAACAATATTTAGATCTTGTTAATAAAAACGGTCAAAGATCAGCTGATCATTACATCCAAAGTGGTGCATTAAGAAAAACTGTAGAAGCATTACAAGAAGCTTATCAAGGCGGTATTATGTGGTCTACAAAAACATTAACAAGAAACTTTTTTGGTTCTTTCATTTATAGTGCAATGCAAGTGCCAGAAAAAATTTTAACAGAAGTTTACAAAGTACCAAATTCTGTTGCACAGTATGGAATAAATAAAGTTAGAAATTTATTTCCTGGAACTTATTGGGGTGCAAGTAAAAATGGTGGTGACTTTCAAAGAGCTTATGCTTATGTGCAAGGTTACTTTGGTTCTTTTTTAGATAGTGTAAAGGTTGCTAATCAAGCTTTTAACACAAACAAAGCATCCGATGCTGCATCAAAATGGGAAATATCAAAACAACCTAAGATGTCAGCAGATTATTTAGGTGTAACTGGTTATTGGGGTAAAGCAATAGATTTTTATGGCAAAGCAGCTGGCGTGCCTTTTAAATTAATGTTGTGGCAAGATGAGTTTATGAAAAATATTACTCGTAGTGCAGAAACAAGATTGCAAGCATACGATGTTTATAAGCAAAAATATGATTTTGCTATTAGTGAAGGTAAATCAGTTGATGAAGCAAATGCTATAGCAATACCTGAAGCACAAAAATTTTTAGATGGTGATATACCAGAACATACACTTGATGAAATAAATGAAGCAACACAAACAATCGTATTTCAAAATGGTTTAAGTGATACGATGAAAAAAGTACAAGCACTGCAAAGTGTACCTGGCATGAAATTTTTTATGCCATTTCTTAAAACACCAGTAAATATTTTTAATACTGTTTTACGTTATCATGGTGTTGAAGGTTTTAAAGAAGCAACAGGAATTTTTGGAAATCGTTTTTGGAAAGATGCTGAATACAGATCTAATACAATGGCAAAACTTTCCTTGACTGCTTCTTTCTGGGGTACAAGTGCGTATCTTTATAGTAACGGAAGAATTACAGGTGCAGCACCTACAGATAGAAAATACAGAAAACTTTTGCGAGATAGTGGTTGGCAACCCTATTCTTTTGTTTTTCCAGATCCTAATCTACCAGATGGTGCACCTTTGTTTGATAGTAAAGGAATACCAACAGGTCAACACTCTTATTTAAGTTATGCTGGTTTTGAACCGCTTGGAGCATTCTTTGCAATCTCTGCATCGACATACGAAAAGATGGCAAGAACAAATGATCCAGTGTTACAAGAAAATTTAGCAATGGCTGCAACTATTGCATTGTTTGATTACACAAAACAGTTGCCATATGTGCAAACACTTGGTCAAATCTATCAAGCGTTTGACAGAGATTATGTAAACTTTGATCAGTTTACGCAAAGTATTATGCAAGGCTTTGTACCCTTCTCTGCACAAATGCGAGCTGTAGATACTTTTTTTGATCCAACAGTAAAAGATTATACACCAAACTTTGAATTAGATGATGAGCCATACTTGTATGATGATGATGGTAAAATTTTAACAAATGCAGATGGTGAACAAATAATAAATCCTAATTATGGTTTACCGACACAATGGAAAACATTTATGTCAATCAATAGTGGTATGAATAAAGTTATAGATTTATTACCTGGTTCTCAAAACTTTGTAGAGTTTCCAGTGCAGTTAGATGATTTTGGAAATGAATTGACAAAAGATTATGCTTTAAATGTAGGTGAGAAAGCGTGGAACTGGATGATACCTTTTAATTTAACAAAAGGTAAACCACTTGATACCTCTGGTAAGTATGAAATATTTGCGTTGGGTAATCCCATACAACAACCATTACCAGGTCAAACATACAAAGGAATTAAATTGACTGGAGATCAAAGAGTTTTTTTGGTTAATGCAGCAACAAATGATGTCATGATTGGTAGCAAAGATTTTGATACAGCTATTGAAGCAATTTTATTTACATCCAAATACAGGAATGCAAATGTAAATGAAAAATATAATATCTTACAAAGTTTAAAAAATGAATATTACCAAAAAGCATGGGATGAAAATTTTAGATTTGAATATCCTGATGTGTGGGATATTTCTAATAATAGAAACAATTTTATAAAAGAAGGTCTTATTACACCTCACATGATTGGTGAGAGTTATTCAGACATGGCTCAACAAGGAAGTAACTAATGACAGTAAGTAGCACAACAGTTAAACAATCGTATTCAGGCAATGGCAGCACTTCTGCTTTTACCTATTCGTTTTTAATTAATTCAACAGCTGAATTAA